GACCATAAACACTTGGGTTATGTCGGTCGATGCGGCATTCAAAGACGAAGACCAGTCCGACTTTGTAGCCATTCAGGTGTGGGGCAAGACGGATTCCTACATTTATTTAATAGATGCTGTTAAGAAACACTTATCATTCCCCGACACCATCGTCGAGATACGCAGATTACGGGCTATGTACCCTGAATGCAAGACGACACTTATCGAGGACAGAGCAAACGGCTCGGCAATCATACGAATGCTACGGTACGAGATGACTGGAGTCATAGCGATACAGCCTATCGGGTCGAAAATGGCGCGTGTTCAGGCGATTTTGGGGGCGATAGAGAGCGGAAACGTGAAGCTCCCGAAGCACAAGCGATTTACTGGCGATTTCGTAGAAGAATGCTCGTCATTTCCGAACGCGGCGCACGATGACCAAGTGGACTGTATGTCGCAGGCTCTTAATAGGCTGATTTATCAGCGTGGTCAGGGCGTAGCGAAGAAGAAAGAAAGCTATTTCAACAAGATGTTCCCTGAATGGGCGAAGAGAAACGCCGATAAGGGACACGGAAAGATTCAGGTGGTGTAGATATGACTGAAAATGAAAGAAGAGAAGCAGAAATCAAGTCGATTATGAAAGCTGTCGCTCCGAAGAAAGAGGCGAAAAAGCCTGCAAAGAAGCAGGAAAAAGAGGAAAAGAAATGATTGAACTGGTAGCGATAATCGTTCTCGCGGCGTTACTGCCGATTATGACCATAGCGGGCTTCATTGTCGGCTATAACGTGAACGCACCGAGAAAGATATTCAAACTTCCGCAGAAGAAAGCAGAGCCTACGGCGGACGAGATAATGCTCGACCGCATTGATAAGGCGACGGTGTAAAAGATGACAGATATTTACGAGATTTGGAACAGATATGACAAGTCCAAGACCTATATGAATAAGAAGAATGTTCTCTCCAAGACGGAGAAGAACTGGCTTATGTATATAGGCAGACAATGGGAGGCTGTGAACGACCACGAGGGTATGGAAGATTTACCGTCGATGAACTTCATCAAGCCGACCGTTAAGTACAAGGTGTCCTCGATTGCCGCCACAAAGGTAACGGCTCTGTTTTCCGACCTTAACGGGGCGAATAGCGACATAATCGGCAGACTCAATAAGCTGTTCGACATCTCTTGGGACAAGTCGAAGATGCCGAAAATGGGCAAGGCTGCCTTGCGGCACGCCGCTGTGCAGGGCGACTCGTATCTGTTTTGGGGCGAGGGCGGTGATACTCGCAAGACTCCGCAGATAATCCACAATACGCAGATGCGCCTTGCCGACGAGAACACCAACAACATTCAGGAACAGCCGTGGCTGATAATCGAAGAACGCCTCGACTGTGAGGTCGTGCGCGAAAGAGCAAGGCGGCTCGGCGTATCCAAGTCGGATATTGAGCAGATACAGCCTGACGGCACGGACGAGAACGCTCTTATAAACAAGAACGAGGTCAAGAATAAGGTCACGAGCCTGCTCTATATGGAGAAAGACAAGAAGACTGGCGTTGTCAGCGTCGGTAGATGCACAAAGGCTGTGATGTACGAGAAACTGCACCCAGTACAGCAGACAAAGCGCGGGGAACTGTTCGGGAATGGTCTGACGATGTATCCGATAGTCCCGATGATTTGGGAAGAGATACCGAACGATGCCCGCGGAATGTCCGAGGTCGAACAGCTTATACCGAATCAGCTTGAGCTGAACAAGATGTTGGCAAGAAGAGCGATTTCGTCAAAGCTGACAGCATTCCCGAGGCTCGCCTATGACGACACAGCCATAGCGAATCCTGAAGCACTCGACAAGGTCGGCGCGGCTATAAAGATGAACGGCGGCAATGCGCAGGCGATAACGTCTATGATTGCGTATCTTGCGCCGCAGTCTATGAGTCCTGACGCACAGCAGTTATGCGATGAACTACTGAACCAGTCGAGAACGCTTGCGGGCGCATCTGACGCACAGCTTGGTAATATCGACCTTTCAAGAGTATCGGGTACGGCGGCGCAGACCGTTCGCGACCAACAGCAACTTCCGCTGAACGAACAGCAGGAGATGTATCAGGACTTCATCGAGAATGTCGCGCTTCTGTGGTTCGAGCTTTGGAAAGTGTACTACCCGAGCGGAATCGAGATGGACGGCATCTTTGTCAGCCCTGAAGAGATAGCGAACATCGTTCCGAATGTAAGGGTCGACATCGCAGAGGATACAGCCCTCTCAAAGATGGCGGCACAGCAGGAACTCACGAATCTGTTCAACAACGGCAAGCTGACATTTGCTGAATACGTTGAGGCATATCCTGAACATTCAACGATTTCAAAGGAAGTGCTTGAGCGCATCGTGGCTAACAGACAAGCGCAGATGCAGGCGACTGGAATGCCGCCAGTCGACGAGTTCGGCAATCCGATAGATGTTCAGCTTAATCAGGGCGTGAACGTCGGCGGAGCATCAGGCGGCAGTTATCAGGCGGTTCAGGGTCAGCTTGCGGAGCGACCAATCATAGGTAGGTGATGCTATGGGCGACCTTATAACAGCAAATGATTTGACGAAAGGCGTAAAGGGAATATCCGAAAAGCGGATGATTGCCGACTTCGAGGACTTTCTAAAGTTAGTAGAAGCGGGGGACTACTCCATAGTACCGACCATATCCGCCTTTGCGGACTCTATCGGAAAATCAAGGGGCGACGTACACGAGTGGTTCAGACTGCACCCAACAGCATCGAAGCAGATGCGGGATATGTGCGCTGATACCATAGCGAGCGGCGCGATGCTTAAAAAATATGTGCCGAATGTGACCAACTTCGCGCTGAAGAACTGGTGCGGTTGGGAAGAGAACGGCACAGCCAAGAAAGGCAAAACGGGCAAGGAAGTCGCTGACGAGAAGAAAGCGAAAGAGAAGCTCGATGCATATATGGCGGCGGAGAGGCGAAGAGGCTTCAAAGTCGTATAAGCTACAGCCCCCGTGGCTTTTCGGTTTTTCACCACGGGGGCGCCCTCCTAGAAGGGCTTCAAGAAGCCAAACAACTTAATAGAAAGGAATTGATGAAATGGACGAGAACATCAACGAAAGCGCAGAAATTCAGGAAGTCGCTGAACCTGAAGAGGCTCTCGAAAGCGCAGAAACGCAGGAAGTCGCTGAACCTGATACCGAGTCAAGTTCCACCGAGCAAAGCGGGAGAACAGATGCCGACGCAAGATTCGCGGAGATGCGTCGCACCAACGAGGCGTTGGAGCGGGCTAACCGTCAGATGCGCGAGGCACTTTCCAAATACTTTGAGGGTGAGACTGACGAGGAACTTTCCATCAATGCACTTGCATACGCAGAACAGCGCGACCCTGACGAGTACCGTGAGGAATACGAACGGCTCGAAGAGTACGAGAGAATGCAGGCTGAAAACGAGAATCTTAAAGAACAGCTACTCTCGGCGCAGGTCGACAAGATGATGCGTGAAGACTTGGCGATAGTTCGGGAAATCGCTCCCGATGTCAAGTCGTTGGACGAATTAGGCGAGTCGTTTATAAAGATGCGTCTTGACGGAGGACTCTCCGTAAAAGAAGCATACTACGCCTGCAAGGCTATGGAACTCAAGGAGAAAGTCCTTGCTCCTGATGCTATCGGCAAGGTGTCCGATACAAAGGCGGAACGCGACTACTATACGTCCGAAGAAATCGACAACTTAACTGACGAGGAACTGGACGACCCAGTAATTTGGAAAAAGGTTATGAAGTCGATGGAAAGGCTATCAAAGTAGTAACTCAAGAAAGGAATAACACAAATGGCATACGATAATTTCAAAGCAAAGATTTGGTCGAAAGCTATCGACAAGGAACTCGAAAGAGCATTCGTGTTCGCTGACGGCACAAATCAGCAGTACAGCGGCGAAATCAAGGGACTCGGCGACACAGTAAGAATCCTCGGCGTAGGCAAGCCGACTGTAACTGAACACAAACTCATTGACGGAGACATCACTCTCTCAACACCTGAAAAGATTTCTGACACAAGCGTATCGCTCGTCATCGACAGAGCCGCTTACTTCAACTATGCAGTAGGCGACATCGACAAGGCGCAGGGCGCAGGCAAGGTTCTCGCAGTCCTCAATGAAGAGGCATCGCAGGAAGTTGCCAACAACATCGACAAGTACATCTCTGACCTTGTAAACCCTGACAGCGGCACAGTCGGACTTCAGAACTTCACAAAGACACAGATTACTAACGCTAACGTAATGGCAACCCTCGACGCTTGTCAGGCTCTTCTCTACGCTAACGACGTATCTCCTGCAACTGAAGTTGAGATGATTCTCCCACCGTGGCTCTATATGCTGTTCAGGCAGGCATATCAGAACAAGGATACCGACAACAGCGAGTATCTGACAAACGGTAAGGTAGCACGCTACGGAAATATGACAATCAAGATGTCGAACAACGTTTCCGTAAAGAACGATGGAACACGCGACGTTTACTACGTTCAGATTAGAACAAAGAGAGCGATTGCGTTCGCATCAAGCGAGGCTCACACAGAGGCTTACAGACCTGAAACCAGTTTCAGCGATGCCGTTAAGGGCTTCAAGCTGTACGGCGCAAAGATTGTAAGACCAAAGGAACTCGTAGTTCTTCCGTGCTACGCATAATGCCTACGAATAAGTTATTTCTAACTAATAGCAAAGGAGCAACATAATGGCTATAGATGTAACAAGAGGGGCAACCGCAGGAGCGGCACAGTACCCGATTCTCGAACTCAACAAGGCAAAGGACGTAATTGCTATTTCCAAGAGTGCGGCTTTCAACCTTGAGCTGACTGGCGGCGATTACAAGACTGTAATCATTATGACGGGCACAAGCGGCAAGACAGTCACATTCAAGATGGGCAACGGCATTCAGGGTGTAGGCGACGACCTCGTGGTAACACTCGGTTCAAACCCAATGGCTATCGTTCTTGACAGCGGCTACTTCAAGAGCGTAAGCGGTGCGGCAAAGGACTGCGTGACAATCACGCCAAACGCCGCAACATCGTTCACAATCGTGGAGCTTCCACAGTAGCAACATAGGGGCGTTTTATGCGCCCCTTATTTCGAGCCTCTTAATAGGGTTACGGCACGGTCGGGTCGTGCGAGGCTGAAGTGAAAGGACAAAAAATGAGCATAACATACAAGGAACTCAAAGACAGAATGACCGACCTCGGCTTCGAGGAAGATGATGTCGCAGAAGAGGAATACGCAAGAATCTACAAGAACTCTTTTAACAGAGCGGGCGAGATTATCTACGGAACGGTGATGCTCGCTATGGAGGGCTATCTTCGCGATACGGAAAGCGGCAGAGACATCGTGGTAGATGTTACTGACGACAATCCGAACATCAGACAGATTACGCGGATAACAGACGACACGGAAGATGACGACATCATCGAGATACCGTATATACTCGTGCCGCTTTATACGCTGTTGGCGGCGCATTATGCGTGGCTCGATGACGACATCTCAAAGGCGACGATGTACTACAACGAGTATGACAGCCTGAAGAACGAGATAATCGCTAACGCCAATAGGTCGAGAATGGCTGAAATAGTCGGAGGTTTCTGATGGCACAGTTAAAAGTACCTGAACAGCCAAGCGTCAGAACGATTGCATACGACAATCTGTTGGGCGTGGATTATCAGAGCGATGCCACGGAAGTAAGCCGCAGGCACAGCCCTGAAATGGTCAATATGATTTCTGACCTAGGTGGAAATCCGATTAAGCGGAGCGGATACAGACGAGTCGGCGGCTCTTATGAGGGCTTCGTTGTAGTCGGCGGTGACGACTGGGCGGTGAAAATATCTTCGGGTCAGCTATATGCCTGCAAGGTATCAGTCAACGAGGACGGCGAGATAGTCGAAAGCGAAAGCACACGCATCTCGACACGCACCAACTTCGGCGAGGTAAAGACGATTATAGGGTATCAGATGTACCTCTGCATACTCTGTGAGAATGAGTGGGTCGAGTTTGACACGGAGACAAAGGTCGTGAGAGTCCTCGGCGTATCAGAGGGAACTCTCTATAGCTATATTGACGCATCGAGAATCGCACTCAACAGACCCGATGTGAAGTTCATACCGACCGTTCAGACGATGTATCAGCCTAACGGTCAGGCACTTGTGGCTCTGCCCGAGGGAATAGACATTACTGGCGCAACAGAGGGCGTGAATCTTCTGACACCGTTCAGACGCGTCGAATACTGCGTGACGACCGATACGGCAGACGAAACGACATTCGTTATACCGAATCAGGCGAAGATAGCGAGCAACGTATTTGTCGAAGTTCTCGACCCGTCGTCCTATGAATGGGTGGCGACCGCATCGTTCGCGCTTACTGGCGCAACGACCCTCGCTTGCAGGCGACCTGACAACGTGAGAAATGCGACCTCAACTGTCGTAGACGCAAAGGTCGTCCTCGATACAGCACCGTACATCAAGGTAATGGTGGACAACGAACCGCATCTGCGCTTCAGAAATTCGCAGTCGGTGGAAGTTCCTGCGGGCATTCCGAATGTCAGGATAACATACGCACCGTTCAATATGTCGGTGTTCGCAAGCGACGGCTCGACAGTATACAACGGCTTCTATAGGGCTGAAAGAAACGGAGCGTTCGCATCAAATGCGATAGCGTTCTACGATTCAAGGCTCTTTGTCGGATATGGAGTAAGGACGTATTACTCGCAAGTCAGTTCGCCTCTGAAGATGGACGACATCTACTACTTCGATGTGGACAATGATGTAGTCACATACGCAAAGGCATCGAACAGCCTTGCGGTGATAGCAGAGGATACGGGCAAAAGCACGGTGTATCTTGCGTCAGGCAGTTACGACGCATCGCTCGCTATGCCGACATACTCGATAAAGGCATCGAACGCGGCTGTCGGCTCTGTAACACCAAAGGTCAGCGGAGTGCTGAACGACGAGCCGATGTTCTTGTCAAAGCTCGGGCTTTATGGACTCAGCACGAACTATCTGTCGGAGAAGTATTCGATACCTCGGAGCGGCAAGATAAACAGACGGCTGTGTAAAGAGCCGAATCTTGAAACAGCAGTCGGCACGAACTTCAACGGATACTTCTATTTGGCGATAAACGGGCAGATGTACGTTCTCGACAGCAGGCACAGAGATGCATCAAGGAACGGCGACAATTCGTATGAGTGCTACTACTTCGACAATATGCCGATAATAACGAGCATCTTCGTGGTCAGCAACAGAATGTTCTTCTCTGACGGAACGAATACATACACTTGGAACGACGACCTTGAAGAGCAGTACCGCTACCTTGATAACGCTGTCAGAGATGCGCAGACGCAGGCTTGGACGGGAACGCCAGTAAAGTGCAAGTGGTGTTCGACCATAGACGGCGACAACGCGCCGCAGTATTACAAGACCTTGCAGAAAAAAGGCACTATGGTAACGCTCGCACCGCCGATGCAGACAAGTTGTCAGATAACGCTTATGCGTGATGCACACGACATCGTGTACGTCGGTCGCTTCAACGGCTCGACATTCGCACTTTCAGATGCGGTACTGGACGCGTTCACAAAGAAAAAGGTGAAGAAATACAAGAGGCTTCAGTTCGTCATAGAGAATAACGAGCCTGAAGCGTTCGGAATAATATCAATCGTTAAATCATACGTCTTGAACAACTACGCAAAGAGGTAAAAGAAAATGGCGACAGCAACCCCTTATCTCGACATTGCCAAAGCCTACGAGCAGAAAGCGCGGCAGAACCTCGCCAATCAGGAGCAGGCAATGGCGCAACAGCTTGCGGCAAGCAAGCAGGCTACTGCGGCAAATTATGACAGCGCGGCGGCAGGCAACTATGTCAACTATATGAAACAGCAGAACGCTATCGGAGAACAGCTTGCAAGGCAGGGAATCCGAGGCGGAGCAAGCGAGTCAGCGATGGCTCGAATCGGCAACAACTACGCTCTTAATCAGGGCAATACAGCCGCATCGAGAGCCGCCGCAATGGGACAGCTACAGAACACATACAACAACAATCTTATGGCTATGCGTCAGCAGGCTGAAGAGAACATCGCTAATAACAATATGGCTCTTCAGCAGAATCAGGTGCAGTATGACGACACTATGGCGCAGAGAGCAAAGGAAGAGGCGCGCTATCGCGAGGAACTGGAAAGAGCGGTTCGCGAGCGTCAGGAAGACATTGCTCGCGAAGAAGACATCCGCAACAGAACTTGGGCGCGTGAGGATGAAAGGCTCAAAGCCGCAAACGAGAGAGAAGATTATCTTCGCAACCTTGCTTGGAATCGTGAAGACCAACAGCTTAATGCGGCTAATGCTCGTGAGGATGCCCTGCGAAGAGAGGCTTGGGGGCGCGAGGATACACAACGCAAAGAGGATATTCAGCGCGAGGACTACCTCCGCAACCTTGCTTGGAATCGTGAAGACCAACAGCTTAAAGATGCAAATGCAAGAGAGGATTATCTTCGCAACCTCACTTGGGGGCGCGAGGACAAACTTACAGCCGCGGCGAATCAGCGTGACGATGCGCTTCGCAGAGAGGCTTGGGCGCGTGAGGACAGTCAGCTTAACGCGGCTAATGCGCGTGAAGATGCGCTTCGTCAGGCGGCTTGGAATAGAGAAGACCAACTCACAGCCGCCGCAAATGCTCGTGAAGATTCAAGGTATCGTGAGGAAGTTGAACGTGCTATCCGTGAGCGCAACGAGGACATTGCTCGTGAACAGCAGTACCGCGCAGAGGACAGAGAGACTGCGGCACAGCAGTACGCTGACGAGCAGAGGTGGAAACAGACCGAATGGAACACTTCAAGGACTGACAAGAAACTTGAACAGTTTGCGGCAACGATTTCAAGGTATACGAAGAAAAAGGACGTAAACAAAGCGATAAAGAAAATCAAGGCGGGCAAAGACCCGAACAAGACGCAGATGATTTGGATTCTGCAACAGCACAGAGCGACACTAAAGAAATAGTAGAGGATTGCGATGGGCGTATTATCAAAAATTAAGGACTGGCTTACGGGCAAGTCTACAAGCACAAGCAAACTAAAGCAGGCAAATAAGACCTCGTATTATGGCGGCGGTGTTTCGACGAAAAGCACGCAGACCACCGTAAAAAAGAGCGTTACTGCCGCGAAGAAAAAGAAAAAGGAAGAGAAGCCGCAACAGCAGGCACAGACAACGGCTTTCAAGTCTTACGACCCAAAGGCGAAGAAAATCGCCGAGGCTCGGGAGAAGCGCGAGAAAGCACAAGAAGAGAAGCCTGATGTATTCAACAGAAAAAACGCTTTCAAGGCGACTGGACTTCCGCAGACAAGACAGCAGAAGTTGCAGTCGCAGATGCAGTCTAACATAGACAAGAAGCTGAATGCGCCGCAGTCAACAGCAAAGTCTACCGTCAAGGCAACTCTGCCGACCATAAAGCATCAGTCAACGGCTCTCGGCACTCTTTCAGAGCGCGACACCAAAAGCCGCTTGGCAAAGATGAACGTAGAGAATATTCAGCAGAGAGAGCGCAATAGGGCGGCTGAAAAGCTGAAGCCTCTGATTGACGAGAAGTATAGCGGCAAGACCAAAGAGTCTAAACGGCGCATAAAGAGCGGCGACTATGCGGCTGACCCTGATGTTGCAAAGTACGAAACGCTGAAACATCCAGTCAGAGAATCTTTTGCTCGCGGAGCATTGAGCGGCACTACGTTCGGCTTATCTGACCTCGCGATGGCAAAACTACCGATGAGCGAGGAACGCAGAGAGGCGGAACGTCTTTATCAGGCAAACAAGAACAAGACCGCAGAAGCGGTGGGAGAACTTGCAGGCTCACTCGCATCATTCGGGGCTACTTCAGCGGCTACAGAGAAACTTGCCGCAAAACTCGCACCTAATGCGGCTGAAAGACTTGCGGAAAAACAGTTCATCAAGAAAGGCGCGGAGAAGTTGGTTAACAGAGCCGCCGAGAAAGGCATCATTGGAGATGCCACGCAGGAACTTATAAAGCAAGTCGGCAAGGATAAAGCGGCAAAGATTGCTACAGCTGTCGGCGGCGACATTGTGCAGAACGCAACTACTGGTCTTATTTACGATTTCAACAAGGCTTCTGCCGAACACGAAATCGGTTCTAAAGACTGGTGGAAAGAGATGGGCAAGAGTGCGGCGTTCAATGCTGTCATAACGGGCGGCATCGCGGGACACTCGCTGTACACGGGCGGCAGGAATCTTGTTCAGGATGCCGCAAGCACGGTCGCCAAAAGGGCTGATGCTCGAAGCGTATTAAGACCAGTCGGCAACGTAGAGCCACAGCGTCAGATACCAAGAATCGGCGAGAGCATCGAAGACCGCATAGCGAGGATAGATGCGGAAAGGCTCGGCGCGAAAACAGATGTGCCTACGGTCGAACCGCCGAAAGCCGAGACTCCGAAGTCAAGGAGACAAAAGCTGACAGCAGAAGAAAAGTATGAGCGGATGACAAGCAGGGCTGACGAAAAGGCTGACGCTATCCGCGCTGAACTTGGGCAAGAGTATGAAGAACCAGTCAAGGGAGCGAAGCCTGCGGCTGAAACGCTTGCGCCAAAAGACGCTAAAAAGGAATACACCGTTCAGCTTACTCGCGAGAACGGCAAGAAACAAAAGGTAAAGGTCGAGGCGACATCGGATGCCGAGGCTTTGGACAAGGCAATCGGGAAAAAGAAAGGCGTAAAGAACGCGAAGATGCTTGGCTCTGCTGAAGCACAGCCAAAGGCTGAACTTCCAAACTCGCAGGCGGCAAAACAAGAGACAAAGAACGTGAACTTGGATGATGTCGTCAACAAGAAGCGCGAGAAGAAAACATTCAGGGAACAGTTCCACGAACTCGCATCCTCTGCAAAGACAAAGATTTCAGACTCGCTGAACGCTTTTGAAGAGGCAAACAAACAATATATCCGAACCGACCATCAGAAGTGGCTCGAGAATGTCGGCGCAATAGATAAGACTCGCCGTTCGGGAGCGATAGCGGCGAGGTCTATCGGCGAGGGGCAAGTCAGGTGGAACGGTGACGCGATTACTGGTACTCGCAAAGTCATAATCAACGGTGAGGAACGCACGATAGAAAACGGCAAGAGCCTCAAGGCAATCTATGACGGGATGGATGAGGCTACGGAAAAAGACTTCGACAAGTATCTGCTTATGAGGCACGCGCCTGACAGAATCCGCGAGGGCAAGCCGATATTTGCAGGTACGCAGTTTGACAGCGTAGAAGCCTGCGAAAGAGAGGCAAAAGCACTACTTGACAAGCATCCTGAATTTGCCGAAAGAGCGGAAGAACTCTATCAGTACACTCGCAACGAACTTCAGAACAGAGTGGATGCGGGACTGCTCAAGCAGGAGACTGCTGACGAGTGGGCTAAAAAGTATCCGAATTACGTCCCTACTGGACGAGATGGAGACTTCGGTGACGAGTTAGACATTTGGGATATTAGAGGACAGCTTCAGAACAAAGGCAACACTATCGGCGCAGGCGAGATAAAGAAAGCCAAAGGCGGCGACCAACCTATCAGGAGCATAAAGGAACAACTTGCGGATGCCACGAGTAGAAACTGGCGCGATATGTCGATGAACAATCTTTTCAGAAAGATGTTCGGCGATAAGGTTGGCGATGAACTTGCGACTTATGCGGATGGCGGACTCGAGAAAGTTCTCGACAACACCATCAACTTGAGCAAGACAAAAGATGGCGGCAAGTATTTCGCAGAAGTCTTTGAGAACGGCGAGATGAAACGCGTCGAGATAGAAAAGAATTTCTATGATGCAATCGAAGACCTATATAAAAATGGTAGATTTGGCAACGGCATAGATGTAATGACCGATGCCGCGTCAAGGGTCGCGTATCCATTCAAGCAACTCGTAACCTCGTGGAATCCAATCTTTATGATAAAGAATGGTATGCGAGACTTTCCTGAAGCGATTATAAACTCGCGTCAGACAAAGGAGTTCTTGGAATGTATGCCGTCCGCTATGGCTGAAATAAAACATAATGGGGAGTTCTATCAGGCGTTCCGCAACTCGGGCGTTTCGCAAGCAAACTTCATCAATCTTGAAGAAGCGCTTACAAACGGCGACAACTGGCTGAAAAAAGGTGTCAACAAGTTCGCGACAGCGCAGGAAATAGTAGAGACATATCCGAGACTCATCGAGTATATGGCGACCATCAAGAAAGCGGGCTATAACTTGGAGGACGGCATCAAGAACGTCCCGATGGAAATCCGCGATATGGCGGCGGCGAACGCGGCAGATGTAACGGTCAACTTCGGCAGAAGCGGCTCTGTCGGCAAGATGCTCAACAGAGGACTCGTCCCGTTCTTCAACCCATCCGTTCAGGGTTGGTCGAAGTTCTTAAGGAACTTCTCGGAGCAGGAAAGCATAAAATCGATATTAAGTTTTTCTGTTAAGGCTCTCGCCCTCGGCGCAGGGTGGCAGACGGTAAACAACTTTTGGCTCGAAGATAATCCGAATTATCAGCAGATTTCGGCGAGAGATAAGGCTACAAATATAATCATCCCTCTTGCTTTCGGCAAAGACACTACCATAGACAACACAAACTTGTTTTTCAAGATTCCGAAATCAAGGTTCGCGGCAACGTTGAGTTTGCCGATGGTGAATGCGGGCAACGAGAACAAAATGGGATGGGCAGAGATGGTTCGCGTCGCGAAAGACCAAGTGTTTGTGGTCGACCCGAGCGAAAGTAACTTGCTCTCTCCGCTCCTATTGGCAAGGCAAAACAAGACTTGGTACGGCTCGCCTATCGTCCCAAAGGCACTTGAGGACTTGCCGAAATCCGAACAGTATGATGCGAATACGTCGTGGTTCGGAAAGACACTCGGCAAGGCGACGGCTAATCTGCCTGAAGAATTGCAGATTTCACCGAAAAAAGCTGACTACATCATCGACGCTGAAACGGGTGTCATCGGAGACTTCCTATTGCCTGCAACAACGCCGAGCCGTCAGGGCGGCGGCAATGCGCTTCAGAAAGCAGGGCATTCTTCGTTCAACGTCCTTAAAAGAGCGTGGACGATAGACTCGGTAACGCAGAACGACTTGTCGACAAGGTTCTACGACAAGATGCAAAAGGCTAATACGGCGAGCCAAAGTTCCAAAGGGACGAAAGAAGATAAGGAAGAGTACAAGCGCTATTCAGGGTATTCAAAAGAAGTAGCCAAGATAAACAAGGCAATAACGGCTCTGCAAAATGGCAATCGCAAGACCAAGCAGGAAGACATATACGGACTGCAAAAGGTTAGGAATCAGATGATGCAGGATGCCATCGACGGCAAGGATGTTCCATCCGAATACAAGGCGATGGATGCGGTTCAGAAGTATGTCGGCACGGCATACGCTGTAAATCATTTCGGCACAACAGCCGACAAGAGAGCAATGAAGCTGTATACCGCAAAGAAGTACGGCACTCTCTCTGCGGCAGAACAGCGCAAAGCAATAAATGCTGACAAGGACTTCTACAAGGGAGTCCAGTCCATCGGCAAACTGCAAGCCAAGATGCAAAAGGCGGGCATTGACAGCAATACGACACTATCGAGAGCCATCGCACTTGCTTCGGTAGACGCAAGCGATGATATGTTCGGCGCATACAAGGCTCAAGACCAAAGCCGCACAGAAACAGCGCACGAGATGAAGCGTGCAAGGACGTATTTCAAGAATGGCGGCTCTACGGACGAGTTCGTGAAACTTGAAAAATGCCGTAAAACAGTCGGTAAACTTCCTGAAGACCAACGCAAAGATGAACTCAAGAAGTTAGATGACGAGTTTGCCAAAGGCAAAATGAGTTATGCGGAATACGACAAGAGAGAAGCCGAAATAAACTACAATGCGGACATCTCTTACATCGGACTTTCAACATCGCTCGCGCAGGCAAACTCTCCTGAACGCGGATACAGAGTTTACGACATCAAGGACAAGAACATCCAAAAGGGTATCAACCTTGCGGCAATGGGTTACACGGCACGCGATTACCGCAAGATGTCGAAAGAACTTGATGCTCAAGGCGACAACAACGGTTATCCGAAGAAGCAGGAAATTATTGATTATCTCAATAAGGGCAACTTTAAGGATAAAGCAACTCTATTTGAAGCCCTCTATTACTACAAGGGCAAGTACAATCCGTTCGGTACTCCGACGAAATACACAAGAGCGCAGGCGGCGGCAGAGGGCAAGAAAAAAGGCGTTGAATGGATAACGGACGAAACTGACGACATCAAGACAACTGAAGAGGCTTCAGGCGGCGGATATTACCGCAGAGGTTGGGGCAGATGGCATCGTTGGGGTCGCCACGGAGGCGGGCGCAAGGCAAAGGCTGTGGGGACTGGCTCGTTCAAGGCGAGGGTATCGCACCCAAGTCAGGGCGGCTCAAGCGCAAAAGCGCCGAAAACTTCCGTCAGCGTAAAGTCGACATCGAGAGCAGGGTCAGACGCGAACTCTGTAAATGCAGGAACATCGACAAAGGCAACAATGCCAAAGGCATCAGCGACTCCGAAAGTTTCGATTCCAACGACGCGCAGGAGCGGAGTTTCAGGCGGCGGCTCAAGTTCAGGTCGCGCTACGACAAGCGTTCCGCCAACAGTAAAAGCGAGAACTACTGGTAGCACGCCAACTTCAACGAGAGCAAGAAGAGCGACCTCTACTGGTAGTGCAATTAATTCGGCAAAGTCGCACCGCGCAACAACGACCTCGACAAAAGCACGCGGGACAACATCTACCGCTCGTGTATCGTCTAACATCAAGCGCTCACAAGCAAGGATGCGGTCAGGCTCGAAGATGGACATAACGCCGCTGAACATCAAACCAGTAAAGGCGAGCAAGTCAACTAAAGGATACAATTCAAATCTCTCTGCGGCACTCAAGGATATTGAGAATACGCAGAAAAAGGTAGCACCACCAAAAGCAAGGAGAAAGTAAATGATAAGAGGAACAACACCAACAATTACTTACAATTTTCCATTTGCTGTATCGGGCATCAGCAAGATACGCATCTACTTCTTGCAGGGCAAGGACACGATACTCACAAAGGACGAGAACGACTGCACGAAAAGCGGTCAGTCTGTGAGCGTTACCCTGACTGAAGAAGAAACCTATATGTTCAATGCAAAGAAACGTGTCGAAACGAAATCGAGGTTTCTGCTGTCAGATGGAACGGTCGGCGGCACGAAGTCAAAGTTCATCGACGTAGAGGAAACTGGCGGAGCAAAAGAGATTCTCGGAGAGTAAGCAATGAGCGATACAGAAATCAATGCAACGATAAATGTTACAGAAGATGTACTCGCGAACGTAGACGCAACTGCGATGTCTGCCGCTGTCATAGACGACGGCGACAGCATCGTAGTGCCTGCCGAAGTCGATATGGGCAACGCCTTTGACGCGGAGCTTGAGGACGACAGCCTGATAGATGTTCCTATCAGCGAGTCGGTC